GACCTTGGCTTTACCTTCAACGCTGACGGAATGTTGGAATACACCACAAAGCTCATGGGCTACCCTTCAGCAACATCAAGCGCGCCAACACCATCGTTCTCTACCGTCTTGCCTACTCAGGTCTGGACAGGAACAGTAACCATTGGTGGTTCAACCGTTGGCACAGTTCGCACAGGTACATTGGACTTGTCGCGTAAGTCTGAAGCTATCTTTGGTGTGGGAAATACCCAAGCTCCATACACCGTCTTTGTTGGCGCATTAACCACCAAGGGCAAAATCACCTTTGTCATGGATAGCGAAACTCAACTTACAAATTACATCAACAATGTTCAGCCAGCTTTGACCTTTAACTTCTCAACAGGTTCAGGTTCGTCTGCAACTCAAGTTCAATTCACCGTTTCTAAGGGCGCTTATGTCACCGGCGCTATTGAGCGTAACGCCGATTATGTCGAGGTTACGGTTGATATTGAGGGTCTTGGAAATACCACCGATGTTGGTGCAACGGCTGGATATTCTCCAGTTAAGTTCACCTTACAGAACGCGCTCCCAAGCGGAACATTCCAGTAAGCGCGTAAACTAGATGTCTGTCGGGCAGCCGCCTTCCCTGCCCGCCAGACCCTAATTTGTGAAGGCAAGTTGGAAGGAAACCATGTCACGAGTTATTACAGTTCCATCAGGTAACACCGTCACCTTGCGCGACCCATCAACACTTCGCGTCAAGGATCGCAAAAAAGTCTTAGCCGCCGCCAATAATCAAGAAGGCTTTCTACAAGCTATGTCTATGGTGGATGGCTTAATGGCAGTTCTTATTGAGTCGTGGTCGTTTGATTTGATTATTCCATCGGTTCACTTGTTATCCCTAGAAGAATTAACAATGGCTGACTACGATGCGATTGCCGCAGAAGTCAGCAAGGCTCAAGACGCTTTATTCCCTGCTCTTTCTCAAACCCCTGAATCAGAAGCGAACCCCGATAGCCCTTTCGCCAACTCCAACGCTTAAAGTGGGCGTTGGAAGGTCAAGACAGAACGCCGGGCGCGCAATATCCTGACGATGAATATATTTATTACATCTGCGCTAAAGAGTTTGGTTGGACTATCAGCGAAACCGATGAGCAACCTGCGGCAACATTAGATTGGGTTCTTTCTATTCATAACATTGTGAAACAGGTAGAAAATGATAATCAATAACATCGGTCAGGTTAAGCGAGCTATCACAAGCCAAACTCACAAAATTGACGAAGGCGCTCGTTTTGCCCGCGATGAAATGATGACCACTTTTATCCAGCTTGCTCAAGAAGAAATCAAGGGGCAACGCGCCAAAATTGGCAGTAAATGGGAAAAAGCCACGCCGGGCGAACCGCCCAAGAACCGCACAGGTAATTTGCGCCGATCCATTCGTGGCAAAAAAGAACGCGAAGGATTTGCCACATATACCGCCGTTGTCGGCCCCACAATTATTTACGGTCGGTCAGTTGAAGTCGGCGGTCAGTACGCACCGCCTACATGGAGACACAACGAGAAGTTTCCTTATATGCGACCAGCTTTTGATAAATTTCAACGAGTCGTTGGCTCGATTATCCGTAAACATCTAGCGTAGGAAGGAATAGTCATGGCAGAGTTTCTTCCACCAGTAATCCTTGAAATTCAAGCAAAAGCTACTCAAGCGATTGCTAGTATGCAAACGGTTAATGGCGAGCTGGATAAAATGGAAGTCAAGGCTCTTAAAGCTGGTGGCTCGCTTGATGTTATGACCAAGGCATCTAGGTATTCTGGCGTTGCCCTAGTTGGTCTTGTAGGAATCTTTGGAACTGTTGCCGCAGTAGGTATTAAGTCAGCTTTAACAATGGCTGATTCTCAAGCTAAACTTAAAACTGCCGTTCAAGATACCGGCGTAAGTTTTGCCAATTTTAAGCCATATATGGACTCTAGCGTTGAGTCAATGGCAAAGCTCGGCTTTAGGTCTGACGACACCGTAAACGCTCTTGCTCAAATGACCGCCGCCACACGCGATCCGCGTGTTGCACTTTCGTCACTTAGCACCGTAGCTGACCTTGCCGCTTTTAAGCATGAATCCCTAGCACAAGCCGCAGATACAGTTTCTCGCGCCGCAATGGGTCAGGCTCGTGGTCTTGCTGACTTAGGTTTGGCTCTTAACAAAACTATTCCTAAAGGCGCAACTTTGGCGCAAATTGAAAAGGATATTGCTGACAGAACGCATGGCGCTGCTGACGCGGCGGCAAAGGCTGACCCTTGGAAGGTCTTGACCGCGCAATTCCAGCTTATGACCGAACAAATCGGTAACGCTTTAATGCCAGCTTTCTTAAAGATAACTAACTGGATTATTAAAGATGGATTGCCAGCACTTAAACAAATTGGCAAATGGATTGCAGATCATAAAGTTTTATTTACGGAACTTGCTACTGCTCTTGCTTTAGTTTGGGCTGCTCCTAAAATTGATGCAACTATTTCGGCTTTAACCAAATTAACTAAGGCATATCAAACATTAGGTGACACCGCAGCTACAACTGCTTTGGAAGAAAAAGCCGCTGGTACGGCTGGCGCTACTGCTGCCGCTGGTGGACTTGGAGCATTTAGTAAATTATTGCTTTCTCTCTCTCCATACCTTCTTGCGCTTGGTGCTACCTTGGCGTTTATTGACGAATTCAAAAACGGCGCAACCGCAGGTGGTGGAACACAACAAGAGCGTGTAGGTCGTGGCGCTCGCGGAGCTGGTTACGATGGAAGCCCACTAGGATTTCATTATGACGCAAAAACAAATAGCATGGTTCCTAATAGTCCCTATGGAGCCGTTACAACTAAGCCCGGTCAAAAAGGGTTTATTGGCCCTGTAGCCCCTTCCACAATTAGTAAGCCAAACATTACGCCAAAAGTGCCATCGCTTGCTGCGGATATGGCTAAAACCAGCGCGGCATCTAGCAAAAAAACTTCTCTTAAAACTCAAGCAAAACAAAAAATAAGCGCGCCCGCAACATCTACTAATCTTAAAGTAAACTTAGATAGTAAAACAATAGCCAAAGCGGTTGCAGGTCACGCCGCTCACGGCGCACCAATGGGAGCGAGTCCGCACAAATGACACTTAGCACTTATCAATTTTCGTTCACTCCTAACAACAACCAATCTAGCCCCTTTGTCTTTGGCGCTGGAACGCCGTACATTGTCGAGGATGTTCAAGGCTTGATGGCTACCTCACCGCTTCGCAACCAAGACGATAATCGCGGATATGCAGACGGTAGCTTTTCGGGTCGTGACTTTTACGATGGTCGCACCGTTACTATTGACCTGCTTATTGTTGGCGATTCATCTCATAACGCGCAGTATTACTATCGCCAGCTTCAGGCTAATCTTGCCCCACAGGTGACTGGTTATTATCCTGATCCATACGCCAGCACCCAAGCCACAGGTGTTCTCGGGCTATTCCAATTCCAACTTACCTCCACAACAGGCATCCAGCGTATGTGGGGTCGCGTTCGTTCTATCAGCGCGCCAGTAGATGTTGATTTTTCTTATGGCTATATTGCCGTGACCGCAGAGTTCTACTTCCCAGACCCACGCTATTATGATGATTCCGCCAATACATCTAGCACAGGTTCGGTGGTCAGCGTATGGAATAACGGTTGGGCAACAACCTCGCCAGCTATTACTATCGCATCACCATTGGCTAACGGCGCAATCACCGACTCGTATGGCAACATTATGACTTTTGCCAATGTCAATACTTCTTATCCTTTGGTCATTGACTTGTTGCAACGCACGGTCACGCAGAACGGCGCGCCAGCTCGTAATACACTTACGACCATGACTAAATGGCTTGATATTCCCGGCAATGTGCCATCCTCGTCTCCGACATCATGGACTAGCACACTTAACAACATGACCGTTACTTGGCGAAATGCGTATGTATGAGCGACTACCGTTATGTTACAACCCAACTGTATCAGTCAGGTTCTACGCCTAATCCAATCATCGGTGAGTACCAATTCACCCGCGTAAACTTTACGCAACAACTTTCTAGCATTGGAACATTTACTGGCGAGATTCTGCTTTCTGGATTAGACCCCAACACGACCAATATCGAAGCAGGAACCACGCCGGGCAAAGTAGCTCTATATGTTTTCAAGGGTTCTACTCCTGTTTGGGGTGGAATTATTTGGAATCGTGAATGGGATGAAGAAAACCAGCTTCTTAAAATTACCGCGCAAGAAATGGTTTCTTATTATCAGCACCGTATCTTAAACAACATGACAGGTTCGGCTTATTACAGTACCAACGCTGACGGTTCAGGTACAGGCGTGGCAGGTATCGTCTATAACGGCGTTGATCCGCTTGCTATCATCAAAGACCTTTTGACCGCTTGTAATGCCAAATCTCACGGCAATATCGGCGTCACATGGGCAAGTAGCAACCCTTCTAGCGTTTCTGGTGGCACAACGGTCAGCCGAACATTTTTTGACTTTGAGTTAAAGACCGCTTATCAAGCATGGAAAGACCTTGCTCAAGGCGCAGCTTATCTTGACTTTGTTATTAAGCCAGTTATCTCGGGCGGTAACATCACCAATCAGCTTGTTGTTGGTACGCCAACTTTAGGTACTACTTATGACCCAACTAGCACCTCATCTCTCAATTTCCAATTTCCCGGCAATGTTGTTTCTTACACTTATACCGAAGATGGTTCTCGGGTCGGCAACTATCTCTACGGCATAGGTTACGGCGCAAATCAAGCTCGCATTATTGACAAACATTTAGATAGCGGAAAAATTGGAAGCACAGGCACATGGCCTTTGCTAGAAGATAGCGTCAACTATGTGGATATTGTTACGCCAGCGCTTTTAACAACTATCACAACAGGTAAACTAGCCGCCGTGTCTTACCCTCCGACTACGGTGCAAATCGTCACCAATACCTACACCGATCCGTTATACGGTACTTACAATATCGGTGACGGTGTGAACCTGATTATCGCTGACGACCGATTTAACGGTGGAGTTGCTGGCACTTACCGCATTATTGGTATAGATGTGCAACCCGGCGAAACCTCTGCCGACCGCGTAACCCTAACCCTCAATCTACCTCTTTCGACAACATTGGTGGCTGGCTAATGGCGTATGTAAATCTTCCCAACAGTCTTAATCAGATGTTTAGCGACCTTGACGACCGTATTTCGCGTATTGAAACAGGTTACAACGGCCCGATGCAATACGCTAGTTCGGCGCAATCAACTGCTATCACCGCTTCATCTAGTGCCGCTACTGCCGCCGCTGGTGCTGCTGCCGCGCAAGCTATTGCCGCAACCGCAATTCAAAAAGATTCATACAACATTTTTAACGCTAGCAATCAGCTTACGGCTATTAACGGTAACGGCATTACTGTCTATGCTGGATCATCTCCCACAACTGGCGCTCGCGTAGTTCTTAATTCAAATGGCTTAACAGGAACAGACGGAAGCACCACTACTTTTGCAATTAACGCTTCAACTGGCAATGTGTCTCTAACTGGCGCACTTGTTACAGGTGGTTCTATTTCAGGTTCTTCTATCAGTATTGGCGGAGGTAATTTTTCTGTCACTTCTGGCGGTGTCTTAAACGCCATTTCGGGAAGCGTTGCTGGTTGGACTCTAAACTCTAGTTATCTTACAGACGGTTCAACAACATTCTTAAAACCGCTTTCTTCTTCTACGCAGTATTCCATTATTACGGGTGCGGGAATTAGCGCATCATCAGTAACGGTTGGAACTGGCGTTGTCTCGGGCAACACATATTCATTTTCTGTTGGTGGCACTAGCTTTTTAACAGGCAATACAACCGTCAATGGAACTTTGACTGCTGGCAATTATATTTACAACACGGGCGCGGCAACTACCACATCATCCGCCAATGTGTTCATGAACTCATCAAGCGGGCTTATTGCTCGCGTAACATCTTCGGAACGCTATAAAGTAGAGATTGCGCCAGAGGCGATACCCGCCCAATCCGTTATGGCGCTTATTCCTAAGTCGTATGTGGACAAGGCTGAATATGAGGCGAACAATAACTCCGCTACAGGCCTACCTCGTTACCTTGGTTTAATTGCGGAAGATTTGGCTCAATTGCCGGTTCTAAAAGATTTACTTGTAAATTACAACGAAGAAGGTCAGCCTGATTCGGTCAACTACGATCGTATTGCGATCGCTCTTGTGCCGCTTGTTCAGGACTTAAACAATCGCTTAATCGCTTTGGAGGCA